CTGGTCGGGAACGTCATAGTTTCGCAACATGACGAAAGGGATGCCAAAGTCGTATGGCATCGGGGTCGGATCCAACAGGAATGTTTCCCCATCGTGGGAACAAACAGAAATGGTTCCGTTCTTGATGTCGTAGTATTCGTACAACGTGACACGATCCGTGGATTCGGCGTACTGCTCACGTTCGTAGTCGCTATCCCACCGCACCTTCAAACCCGCGTCGGCAGTAAGATTCCGACGGGCCGACGACTTGAACCGCTTGTCTTTCTTCACATCCGCCAACGGACGGACGATGCGTTGGGCGATCCACTTCGCATCCTCCAGACAGGTCGCTTCGGGATCCACCATCATGTCGAATGGGGAAATACGTTCCACGAAAGCCTGATCCTCCACGACATCCACCATCGTGGCTGGCACCGAATCAATCAGATCCTGCGGTGACGGCAAGTCGCCAGCCAACTGCGGATTCGCATAGGCGAAGTCTTGGACTTCGGCTTGCGCCATGTCTAAACGGCCACGGCGTTCATCGCTAGTCATGTCGCGTTCGACTTCGACGAAACGCCAGCCAACCTTCAACCAAGCATGCCCCAGAATCAGGAAGTCCTTGACGGCACGCCGGAAAGGCTTCTGATAGTCGTGGTGGCGCCACAAATAGTTGACAACCGACTCAACGAAGACCGCCCGGTCCTGATCCTGCTCCTGATTGGCCTGAACCGTAATCTTTGGGTGGTTCACCGCAACAGACGGCTCAATCACATTCACCGTCGAAAACGCGAGATTCACAGATACGCGATCAGACCCATCGGCGGGATCACGAACCCCAAAATAGGTCTTACCCCGGTACAGGTCGATCAGTCGATGCCACTTGGAGTCGTACCCCTCTTCGGTACGCCACCGACGGGCCATCTCCAACCGGTCATGGACCTCTTCGTAATGATCGTATTTCGCCATTAGGCGGGTGCCCTCTCAGGTTCTATTCCTGCCGCGCGAGCCTCAGCGATGACCTTTTGTTCACGTTCGCGCAAAGTCAAATGCTGCTCGTCTGGGGGCAGCATCTCACGCATCGTGCGTCCAGTCACCACCCTCACTCCTAGCAACTTCTGGCGCCATTCCCACAACTCCGCCAGTTCCAAACGACTCTTCGGACCCTTCAGGTCCGTAACATACGTTTCAAACTGTTCGTAAGTTGCGTCAGGTGGTAGAATCAAGTGCTGTGAACAGCACCATTAGGCTGTGAAGCAGACGGCTCAACCTTGCCGGTCTTACCGTGCTGGTTGAGCGGCGTTTCACGCCCATGCACACCAGAACCCAACTCACCGGGATGGGCATTATCGTCGCCCGTGAAGTTGACAGTCGCCTTCTGCGACCCGCCCGGACGGGCAGGACCATTATACAACTGCTTCGTGTTCAACTTCATCGTCGCACCCATGCCGGAGGCATTGTACTTATTTGGCTTGCTCAAGGGGTTTCCCTTTCGTTGATTATCCTACACAGAGACTTAGGCTGTCCCACGAAACACATTAGAACCGATAGTTCCCTGATCCGGTTCGTTCGTAGGGATCTGCCTACGCCACCAATCAAACGTAAACGTGTCATCCACCTTCTGAACATACTCCGGTATGAACGCGTACTTGCGCATCTGATTTGCGAGAGCCAACGCCATCACCCGATCATCATAGGGCGACCCAGACATCGACCCGCGCTCATTGCGAGTAAACGTCCTCAACTCACCAACCGTGTCACGACAATGAAGAACCAACTCTTCATTCTTCAACGCCATACCCAAATCATCAATCATCAACGGCTTAGACGTACGCGTCGTCTTCCAACCAAACTCCTGAGTCATCTTGTTTGTCTCATTGTTCAAAGACCGCTTACGGAACAGGTTGGGGTACCCCAACTGGCGCAACTGCACAATCGTCGTCAAACCGTGGTTATTCGACTCCACACAACACAAGGCATTCCCATACCAAACACCAAGGTTGTAAACCTCATAGGCCAACTCGTCCGGCGGGATGCGACCATGCCAAATAGCGACCTGTTGCCCCTCCTTGACATCAATAACCTGCACGCACGAGTAGTCGCCATGCCCCAAACCCTCCGCCGTGTCCACACCCAACGTGTAACCACTCCACCTCTTAGGGCGTTCCCACACCGTCAGCACCGAAACTCCAAAACATTCTTCTGAATCTCGTGCAAAAAGCCCTGTTCGCCCTCTTTCAGATGAATAGACATCCTTTCCAGCACATCCAAGTCAAAAACAGGGTTCCCAGACCTTACAAACGCCTCCTCAGGGGTCGTCGGGTACTCCTGAGCCAACTGCCACGGCAACATGGCGTCCTTTTTCGACTCGTACCACGAAATATCGCGGTCCTCCGACGCAGACCACGGAAAAAACATCGCATCAAAGCGGTTGTTCCCCGTCGTCGCACCATTCCATAGTTGATGAAAGAAGTTTCCGCTTCCATTCGCCGTGCTAAGACCAATGATTCGGCCTCCGACATCGGCCACTGGCTCAATGGATGCCCACGCTTCCTCTGGGTTGGGTAAAAATGCCCACTCATCAACTACAACCAGCGACGCAGACTCGCCGCGAGCAGGGTCCGACGCCGAAGGCATCGAAGAAATCTGAGAACCATTACTAAAACCCATCCTTTGCTGATGCTCAACAATCGAATCCGGGCCACGCGCCAGCATCCAATCCGGCATATGCTTGAACCCATACTTCGTCTTCTTCAGAAGCAGCACAGACTCCCGCTCTGTACGCGACAAATCAATGATGTTCTGGTCATCGTGAAAAAACGCCAACCAAAACTGGTGGGCGGCAACCAACGTCGTCCACCCAATCTGACGGGCCTTCAACGTCAACGAATAACGGTTATTAGCCCACCGCTCTAAAGCCTCAGACTGGGCATCCCGAAGATCAAATAATATTCGACCATGAGCAGGATGGGCAATATTCCAATACTTACGTAAGAAGTACGACTCATCCGCAACACAGTGTCGCCACTCCGCTTCCTGCCGAAGTTCACTCAAACGACCCATCTAATCGAACAACGACTGCAACGTCCGACCCAAACCCCAAACCGTAAAGGCAACACACGCGAACAGGGCGCACACCATCCCACACAGAATCCACTCCCTCACTGACATGACTCGCAAACCTCTGGGTCTTCCAACCCGCACTCCAAAGGTTCCTCATCGAAAAACGGGTCCAACGCAGGATGCTCACCCAACGCCTCTTCACGCACATAATACGGCACCCACTTCCCCTCATGCAACACCAAACCCGGCATATGACCCATCACTCCACCGCCCTCAAATGTCGCACCTCAGCCTCCAAAGCAGAAGCCAACTGCTCATCCGTAAAGCCCGCAATGTCCCGCTCATCATCCACAACAATCTTTTTGCGCGGAGTAAACTTCTCAATGTACTGCAAATACAAAGAAGCCGCCTTCACATCGCCATCGGAAGCCCTCTGCCAGAGCGAGTCTATGACGCTCTGAACCCGTTCCGGGTTGATGTTCAGTTCTGCTGCACGCCGGTCCCATTCTTTGATGAACCGGTGGTCGCGTTTGATGCGTCGTAGGGAGTCTTCGTGGATTTTGTTCTCGGCTGCCCACTCACGTTGTGTTCGTGGTTCGCGCTCTGGGCCTTTCAGAAGCCAGTCAAGTAACTCCTGCCAGCGGGGCGGCATGAGTTGCTCGCCTGCTTCTTCGTCCCATTGCCAGCCTCGTCCACCACCGTTTTGCGGCATTACTCTTTCTCCGCCCAGTTTTGTTTGATTAGTGTCATCATTCGTTCAGCGTCCTCTCGGTTGACGAATAGTTCTTTGACCCGGCCATCTTGAACGACGGCGTACCGTCGTATCCAATGGCCTGCGCCCATTGCGATGGTGCGTTTCTGCACTTCTACGTTTGGCTGGTTCATAGGTCTACCATAACACAAGGGTGTCCCATTCGGGCATCTGTATTATGTATGCGAAGTATCTGTAGAAACTGTGGGACAAACCTCGCTTTTAGAGGGGGGGATGTGGTACTAAGTACAATGCCCCCGGCCCCCAGCCGGGGGCATTGATACTAAGTACCGACTAAGTACCTTATACGCGTACAAGCCACAGAGTTATATACCAATCGCGCTATAGATCCTTATCTATACATACACACGCGCGCACCGGGTACCCCCCCAAGGGGGGTACCCGGCACCGGTTCGGTGGACGGTCCAACAGGCAGGCACGTGCACGTGTTGGCTGCCCTCTGACCTGCACAAATGCTCCAGTCCCGTTGACTCTCCTAGGCATTATGCGTAGGGAGAGCGGGCTGCTGGTGGCCTCTCTCAACTCTTGGATGGGAATGGGTGAGAATCGGGGGGTGGTGGCTAGGGTGCGGGACTGCGCGCGGTCCGAAGGACGGCGTATGGTCCGGTGATCCCTAGAGTTTGACAGCCTGATTCGGATATGGTTCTCTGGTTTTGGTCCGGCACCGAGCCAGACCACGGCGTCAGGAGGCGCCAACAGCCATGACACTATCACCTGAGCAGGCACGGTTCATGGGAGTTGCTATCGCAACTGCCATGAACGAGTTGGAGATTTCACTCCAGATCCCGAAGGGATCGGGAGTGATTCGGCCTAATCCGGAGCCGAAGGCTCCGAGGAAGCAGAAAGCGAAGCCGGAGGCTTCGACACCGAAGAAGTCGGAGTCTACGACTCCGAAGAAGCGGAAGACTTCTTCGAAGAAGAAGAAGGATCCGTTGGCTCCAAGGAAGTCCAAGAAGTCGGCTTCTCCGAAGCCGAAGCGGCGGACTCCGGAGGAGAACAGCCGAATCGTTCATGAAGTGAACGGCTACTTGGGAATGGCTAAGAAGGCTTCAACGCAGGCTGGTGCACGCATCTGGTTGCTGAAGGCAACCAAGGCCACCCCTTCAGGGTGGACGGCGACCCACAACCAGATTGCTAGGAAGCACGCCCTTCACTGCCCGGACATCGCTGCCTAGGCAGGAGTTACCTTCGGTAACTAGCGAGTCACCCACAATCCCTTCAGGGATTGTGGGTGGTTCGGTGGCTATTCGGCCATCAATCCTACGCATACAGGAGGTTTGCGTTATGAAGTTCCTACGGAACTTGTACAGGCATGAACTCACGTTTCGTGAGTTTCGCCGGAATATCGTCATCAATGCTATTGATGACGCTACTCCCATCGGAGTCATCGAAGACTCCGATGGGAAGCAATGGTCCCTTGCCGACTTTATGAATCATCAAGGGAAGTCCCTTGATGATTCATCTTACGGTCGGCTCTTGCGAATACTTGCGGAGGTACAGGCATGAGATTCATCGGTAATGCATTCGTCTTCCTGAAGGGAAGACGAGAGGTGCTGCATTCAGCACCCCACATCATCTACCATAACCTTCCTGAAGGTTATGGAGATGATGACATCTGCTTTGGTTGGACTGACGAGGATTACTCGCAGCCATGCAACTGTTACAACCATCCTCACGACTCATGTGAGCGCATACAATGGGAGATCAACGGCTTCCACGGTAAGGAGCCGAACTCCTGTACATGCCTGCCATGTGGTGACTACCACATGGCACCGTTGTACTGCGGTGAGACTGACACCGAACGATGTGAGTTCTGTGAACTCACATTCAACGAGCAGGTCAGTGATGGTTGGGAGGAACGAGTCGCTGAAGGCGACTCGTACTGGATCTCCAATCCGCTTCATTCGATCAATCTGATCCGAGGGATCAGATTGTTCGATGACTGGACGATTCGGTTCAGGGAGACGGCTCATGTGGCGCTGTGTGACGAGTGCACGCATGAGTTGGACGACCAGTTGCAGGCAGGCGTGACTGACGGTCACGCATTGGCTAAGGCTCTGCTCCACTAACCCCTAGTGCCTCTCCTTCCTTCCCTTGGAAGGAGAGGCACAGCCCAACTTCTATCCAACAACATGAAACCGGAGGTTTCATAATGAAATACGACGACATCGTCGAACAGGTACAAGCAACTTTTGTTGCTTGTACTGACATTGAGGAAGCGGTGCTTCCTTTCGATTCGGCAGCATTCGCTGCCTTTCAGAAACTGGCGATGGCGAACGGCAACAAGTTGCCGGTCGCTACGGATTACAACACAGGAATCTGTGTTGGGATTGGCCTCATGTACAGGCTGATGGATTCGATCCTCGTCCAGTATCAGGGCACCATGGTGCCTGTGACACATAACTCTGGCGCGCTGGAGTTCACGACGAACCCGTAGGCGCAAGAGTCCAACAAACCCCCCTCCCCTCATACTCTTTGAACGTAGTGAAAAGAGTATGAGGTGAGGGGGAGTCCCCCACCAATCAACGGAACCTTGGGAGGTTTCAGATGCGTACCTTACAGACAGAGTTGAACCGCCTTTCGGCGGTGTTCGGGACGGTGCTTCTCCCGTCCATACATGACGACCGGTTCGAGATACCGGCTCCAGTCCTTGCAGGTGTGTATGGCCTTGGCTGTACATGCTGGATGGAGGATATGACGGTGCTAAACCCGTCGAACGGATTCACCTTCGGTGAATGCGAGTGCAAGAGTCGATCCACCGATGAGCAGTCCGGGTCGTTCGTGTCCTTGCAGGACATCAGGGCTTCGGTGGTTCGGGAGATGGGTGTGCAGGGCATGACTCCTTTGGAGTACGAGGCTTGGTTCGATGCTTCTGAGGAAGCCGAATACGCTTCGACTCCTGCTTACAGGAGTTCTGGTGCACCAGAGGTTGATCTCGGTTACACCGAGATGGAAGATGAAGATTACGACGCCTACATGCAGGAGGTTGCATGATGTTGATGTTTCCCCGGCGTACCGTTGGTACGCCGCTCACATACCCACGCAAGAGGTACGTCGGGGCTGATGCCCCGTTCGTAGCGGATGTGCAGACTCCCTTTGGGATTCTGCACATCCTTGAGGTCAAGGATGGGTCCGGTGTGCTGACTCGCACAGAGCCGGATCCGTTGCGTCCCCATACATCGGTTCCTCTACGGAGGATTGGGCTGAAAGGCAAGTACCGGGCATGACGGTCACATACAAGTCAGACACACATAGGGTTAGTTTCACATTCATCTTCGATGGATGTGAGGGCAGCCCGAGAGATACGATTCAAGAGATCGTTGATCTCTTGTTCGAGTCTCCGATGACCCGGAACTTGGGTCACATCATGCGTGCCACCACACGGATCGTGGCACATGAGGTCGATCAGGACGGTGGTCGGCTTATGTACGACACCGGTCCCGATGGGACCGATACCGACTACGACTGGATGCTTGCCGACGGCTACGGGGAGCATCCAGACTGGCGGGTGTGGGAGCAGGCATGAGTTCCCCCTCCCCTCTCTCTCTCTTTTGAGAGAGAGGGGAGGGGGGTTACCCCGAAACATAACCAATGCGCTGGGAGGTGCATACATGAAGATCCGCAGGAACAAGATCCGGTACGAGCAGGAGCGTGAGTCACGCATGAAGTGGCAGTTGCAGTCTGGCAGAAACCGAATCCTTGCGGATCAAGCCGAGGGCTTGATCCAAGAGAATGAAGACTTGCGTGCGGCGGTGACCCGCTTACAGGAGATGGTGTCCTCGTGGGAGTCGTTCTACGACTGGATGTGCGACGACGGACGCATACACGAGCATGAGTTGCCGTTGCCCTAGTGCCAGATTCCCCCTCTCCCTCTCTCTCTCTTTTGAGAGAGAGGGAGAGGGGGGTTGCCCCGATCCAATCCAATATGAAACCGGAGGTTTCAACGTGTTCCGATCCAATCTGTCCAACCTGATCTCTGATGCCCATAGGCATTCGGAGTCGCAAGCATCCGCAGGCAAGTGGAGGGCTTACTTCACTGGTCCGGGTGTCGATGTGTGGCATCACGCTACGCATCTGTTTACCTTTCTGAACGACGGAACCGTCGTTCCGATCAACGCTGGTTACGGTTCTACGACGGACCGATGTGGCGTGCGTCGCATTACGCAGGGCGCAGGCTCAAGCATTGGCTATCGGGAACTGTACGGCGAATGACCCAACACCCCCGCCCACACTTTCTGAACGTAGTGAAGAAAGTGTGGGTGGGGGGCTACCCCAATCCAACAACAGCATCGGGAGGTGCATATACATGAGTACCATCACTGAGGGCGACCTCACACAACTGGTTGCTGCCATCGTTACGGCGATGACAGAGGCCGACACGGTTACACCGGAGCCTGCTCCGGTGCCTGCTACTACGCAGACAAAGGCTGCCCAGAAGGCGGCTCGTACCGCTCAGAACCAGCGCACGAACCGGCAGATCAACGCTCAGTTGTCGAATGCCACGAAGGCGTTCAAGGCAGGCAATGGCACGGCGTGTGTTGCTGCTTTGCAGAAGGCTCAGGATCTGGTGCCTACGCATCTGAACAAGGATGGGTCGTTGACTTGGCAGTCAACGATGGATCGCATTGGTGCGAAGGCCCAGTCCTTCGCTGAGCAGGCTTCTGCCTGACGCCAGCGCCTTGCGCCCCGCTCTCCCTACGAGCGGGGCGTTTGGCGGTGTTGTCATGGCACCATGTGCGGGGTGTCCCGACGGGGACGCCCCGCACACTAGGGGGTGAAATGGTTTCGACCCA